CTACCGACAAAACTTACAGCTTCTACAGAGTCTGTAGAAGCTGTAAGTTTTGTCGGTAGGCTCCAAGCATAGAACCAAACGCGATATACTTTATCGGGGATAGGGCTAAGTCCAAACTTCCGTGAGTCTGGGCTTCGGATAACATTACTAGGCTGACCGTACTGCTGTGTATCTGCATCGTCTGCGTTTTCAGCAGTTCTGCGAAAGTCCTTCCAAGCCTCTGTAGTCATAAAGCTTAGGTTGCGCGAAACATAAGGGGCTGTTTCTCCGCTTACACCAACAGTTGTAATGTAAAAGTTATCCCAATCTATTGATCCGTAGTCCGTAGTAATACTAGAACTAGCAGGTTTTAATTCGTAGAAGCGTGTGCCTGCGGTTGTTTCGACATATACGTTTCCGTACATCGGGTCTGTATCACCGCTTTCTGCAACAGCCAAGTAGGGCCATTGAGGCTCTTCATTAATGATGTCAAAGTATGCGCGGTTAAGTGAATCTTTGACATGTTGCTGTACGCCGACAGCGGTTGCAAAGGTAGCGGTTGTCAACGTAACTTCATTAAGCTCTCGTAACAATTCGTTAGTTAAATCAAGATAAGTTGATGACATATATTATTGCGCCTTTGTTTCTGTTTTAGTATTGGGCTTATTAAAAATTGCATCCCAGTTATCGTCAAATTTCTTTTTGTTCTCAGGCTTATACCAACTTCCGGTATCTCCTAGTATCTTTCCTCTTTTCTTGCCTTTAATCATAACAGGCTTTTCGTTACTTCCTACTATTGGCATATTGTCCTCTCAAAGATCAGAGGGGCTTTTACACCCCTCGTCTCTAATTGCTTACTTAGTCGATACCGTAGAAAGCAGATACTAATGCTTCTGGGCGTAAAACTTTAGCGCCATATACATGCAAACCACGGCAGATGTCACCAAAGCTATCTGGGTCACGTAGGACTTCAGTGCTTGTGATGGTCTGTGCAGTTGCAGTGGAGCTAATGTGTCCACATACTAGCTGTCCTGCGGCATTGCTTGTAGCGGCAATGTTGTTAGACTTGTACATGTCAAATCCACGTAGCTTGCCAGAAGATACCAATCCATTGCGGATAGAACCTTGTCCGGCGTTGAAGTCAACAGACATCAACTTAGAGCTTGCTTGAGAAAGTTGCTCATAGAAACTAGGTGGAGCTAAGAACCAACGACCTTCTTCTGGGATGTTCTGCTCGTCAAGAAGACGCGCCATGTGAGCCATCACATCAAGAGGATCATGTTCGCTAGAACCAGAACCAATGTCCAAGTTACCAGTGCCGTCAAAAGTTCCTGCGGCTAGGTCAGTAGCGTTGTCGCTACCAAGGATGTGGTTAGGGCTTGCGGCTGAAACGCCTGCAATAATCTTAGCAATTACACCTGCATCAAATGCGTCACGCAATGCGTAAGCGGCAGATGAAGATGCAACTTCTTTAAAGTTTACGTGAGACATAGCTGTTTCAATATCATCAACTTTGAATTTAAATGCGTTAGCCACATCTACGATCAAAGAAGTTTCAACGTCAGTCAACTTAGTCTGAGTTACGTCAGCGCCACGCTCATACTGATAAACAGTGATCTCTGGCTCTTTGATGATCTTTACAGAATCACCGAAACCTGAGATTTCGCCTGCATAGTCAGTGTTGGTAATTGCTTCAGCTACCGATGCTTTTCGGAAGAAGTTAAGAACCTTCTTAGAAAAGATTGAGGGCATGAAGAAGCTGTTAGTTTGACCCGATACTGAGTTAGCAAAGTTACCGTTGGTATCTGTGCTTTGCTCAAATAATTGGTCTGATTGGTTATAAGCCATGTTATGTTACTCCTAAAAAAGACAATTTAATTTAATCTACTATTCTGCCTTCCATTATGGCTTGATCAATTTCACTTTCATATTTGTCGAATTGAGCCATAGACAGTTTAGCAATTTCCCGTTGTGACCAAATCTTTGGTTCTTTAGCATCTATTTGTGTTGTCCGTGTGGACACCATATCTGCCGCTGAAGATTTGGGGGCTTGTGATTTTTTTGTCTTTTGCTCTTTTACAATCTTGATACCATTTTCCATTTTATAAAGATCAATAGCTTTAACTGCTAATGAAACATTATTTGGGTTTTCATAAATCCAACCTTGAATTGCTTCAGGTTGTTCTTTAGCCCAATCATGAAACTTTTCGTCTCCACGTATATCCTCAAAATCAGGATGGCGCGAACGTAGTGTAGCTTCAGCTTCTTTACGTTGGATGGCGGCTTCTCGTTCTTCGATAACAGACATCTTAGTTTTTAAAGCTTCTAGTTGTTGTTCACTTTGTAAGTGTGCAACAGTTTCTACAGTTTCATATAGATCAGGATATTGCTCTCTAAAGTTTTCAAGGTCTTCAGTTGACTTAGGCGGGGCATACGCAGGTTGCGTCTCTTGTGCCATCGCTGTAAGTTCTAATTCCTTTTGCTTAAAAGAAGCTATCTTCTGATCATAGTGTTTCTTTAGGTCATCGTATCGCTTTTTATAATTTGTTCTTCCTTTGGTTTCTTTCTCTTCTGGTTCAGGGGCCGCTTCTTCGCGGGTAGCCTGTGAGTTTTCTTCAAAGAAAAGCGTATCTGCTTTACCTCTATTGGGGGCATCTGGTGTGTGCCATTCCTTTTTAGAGTTATACGGATTCGCAGTTGGTTCTTCAAGTTGTTCAATTGCATTGGACATAATAATCACACTCCTTTTGGGGCTTGTCAGTCTTTCAAGGTGGCTGTGCTGTTCGCGTTTACAGTACAGGGTCTTGATACTTCAAGGTGGCCTCTAGGTTTTAAAAATGATAAGGGGTCTATAAATAGAGTGGCCTTATCGCTATCTTACACTTGGCATACGATTAGCGTCAATCATTTGTTTTTTGATTTCTTCTTCTTCGTCTGAATACATGCCCATTCGACTTTCATCGACTGAATCATCTACCATGCCGCCAAATGCTTTCTTCATTAAACCACCGTCATAGGCTTTCTCAGCTTCGTCCATCATAGTTTGTAGCTGATCTGCACCTAATTGATCGGTGGCCTTCTTGGTGAAAACAAATTCACCGTCCGATAACCTTGCGGGAATCGAATCTGATACTCCTGTGCCAAGACCTTCTACTTCGCCTTCGCCGGAAAATTCTCCTGCAACATCCATAACCTTATCAAAGATGCCGCTTAGACGTTCGTCATTTTCTAGAACGCCCATTAAGTATTCTTGTTCTTCTACGTCTAGAGACTGCTCTAGTACATAGTCTGTGTAATCTTCTTCCATTTCATCATCTGGAAGCTGTGAAGCCTCTGCCGCTTCTTTCTCATCTTCTGGGATGTTATCGTAAGTGTCTACAGGCATATCGTCTTCTAAGCCCATTTCAGGAGCTACAAGCATTGAGCCTTCGTTGTATTTAATTTTCATTGGGTTATTTTTCATTTTTCAATCCTCAATTCTTTGTTTAGCTTCGCGCACTTGATCTTTTAGTTGTAGCAAATTAGCCAGAGAACTCACTTTCCCCTGCTTGCGGTACAGTTCCAGTTCCGATGTTGCCACCGCCAGTCCCTGTAGCTCCAAGTTCTTGAGGTTGTTGAGATGCTCCTTGAGCGCCTCCCATAGCTCCCTGTTGCTCGTCAGGGGCGACAGCTTCGCCGCCATTTGCTTGTCCAACATTTTGCGCTCCTATTATTTGTGCCATGATTGCCGCTTCTTCGGGATCGTTAAGAATCTCATCTGGGTCTAAATCAAGGCTGTACGCTAACTCACTAACAATCTTAGAAATCTTAACAAACGGTGCAATAGCAGGATTCTGTGCAGTCTGAAGGAACATAGTCAATCGCTGACTACGTACTTCTTTTTGCATAAGGCTATTAGTTCCCATTGCATTTATTTCTAGATCGCCTTCAATAGCTAAATCGCCTTCAAAGAATTGCATGTTCCATTGGTAATATGACTTTCCTAGCGGTCTAAGCAAGAAGTCATCTATGTTCTTTACTACTGTTTTGATGTTTAAGGATGCCGCACCTAGAAGCATAGACATACCAGAAGCAGTACGAGTCATGCTCTGTACGCCTGTTTGACCATGCGAGTAACTAGGGATACCTGTCTGCTCATCTGCAAGCTGACGGAACTTGTCAAACATCATCATGTTTTCTTGAGAAGTGTTAGGGAACTTGAGGCCGTGGATTGCTTGACCTTGCATTCCTGCTTGTCGTCTAAACACTTTTCCGGGATATATTTCCATTGATTGTCCACCAACCAAGGCTGACTCATCTACGTCAAAAACTAATGAACCTGACAATGCTAGGTTGTCGATTGCCATACGTGCATGGCCGTTCATTATTTGCTGAGAGTCGTCCATATTTTCAGCAACGCCAATACCAAAGAAAGAATAAGGATTGCGCTCGTAAGGAAAGGCATTGTAGGGGAGTCGATACGGAGTGAATGGATTAACAACCCCACGTAAAAGCTTACCATTGCTAATCCAAGCATTAACTTGTACTTCATCTAAATCGTCTACCTCGTCTGGGAGTTCCATTCCGGCTTCGCGGGCATATTGTGCATCCATAACACCCCAATACTCTAAAACCTCAAAAAGTCCATCTCCGTATTCTTCTGTTTGTTGATCGTCTTTTAGTTCTAGCTCATAATCTTTTTCGACATAATTAGAACCCATCTGCAAACATTCGCGGATTTGATCTTTATTAAAGTGCGGAAGTTTTGCTAGTCCTCGTAGCTGAGAACGATTCATTTTGTGGCGATGGAACGTATACTCGCAGTCATCCATTGTTGTAGCATTAGGGTCAGGAAAGAAATCCCAGATGCTTACAAACTCAATACGCGGGACACGAACAAACAAAGGGTTGTAACTTCTTTCGCCTGTCTCTTCGTCTTTTTCCCAACGGCTCAAAGTTTTATTGTAATTGAATGGGCCTTTGACTACGCCAGTTCCAAACAACGCAGACTCAAAGAGAGCGTTGCGTAGCTCTGAGGAGCCATTAGACTCTTCGATTTGATCGTGTATTAATTTCTGCATCAGTCTTGCGGCATCTTTAGCAGGAGAAACCTGTAAAGCTTGTGGATCAGGATTCGACCCATCTTTAAATGTAAGGTCTGAGTTTTCTATAGCATCTTCTAAAACTGATTCGCCTGCTGAGAAAGTAGCCCCTGCTTTTAAAACTTTGCCATCGCCTGCATATCCAACATCAAAAGGATTTACTTTTTCTTCTTCTTCTTTTTCTTGTGCGGGAGTGCTTTCGATGCTAGGAGCGTTGTCTAGATGCTTGTATGTTGAAACACCTTCAGGGATGTTAGTTTCTTTAACGCCTATTGGAAACTGTCCAGTGCCAAACATAACATCTACTAGCTGACCAAATGCCGCAATGACTTTAGTCTTAGTTACTTTAATAAAGACTCTAGACTTTTCTGATTCGCGGAAGCGTACATTTTTAGGGTACAAGCCTCTGAAGTTGTGATAGGCTTGAAGCCAACGAGACTCGTCATGCTCTCTGGCTCTTTCAGCTTGCTCAAAACGATCTTCAACTAAACCTACAAATTTAAGGCGAACATCCTCTTCTAGAGTTAGGTCAAGACCACTCTCGCCTTCTACTGGCGCAAAATAAATCTCACCTGCGTTTCCGAATAACTCGTTCTCTTCACTCATATTTCTTTAGTATCCAAAGGTTGAGTCCACTGGAGCATAACTGCTTTCTCTGTGGAATTGTCTCATTTGACTTAACGTATCGTTTATACGCGGTCTAGACATAATCAAATAACGTAGTGCATCGTATGCGTGATCTGGTGCATGTGTATCTACATCTTCTGGGTTGCGTTTATCCAGAGGAATACTTTGTAGTTCGCGTATCAGGTTAGGGCATGTATTAAATAATTGTATTCTGGGCCTACCGCTTTGCATGACTTTTAAGTATTCGTGGATTTGTATTTTTCCTTGTATCCTATTCTTATCTGCTCTTCTAAGCTTGTGTCCTGCTCTTACAAGCGTTTCTCCGATTGTTGGGCCTGTAGTACCAGTTCGGCTCCAACACGCTGTATCAAGCACTCCTTGGACGCTGAAGGGGTCTGCTAGTTCCATCTCAGTTATTATATCTGCAAGCTCTGTTCCTAACAAGCCCTTTCGGTATAGTTCTCTATACACTATAAGGGTTCCATCGCTAGGATCAACAGCCGCCCAAATGCAGGCGCTTTCAGATGCATAACCGTAGTCAATGCCTTTAACCCTTTCCCAATGTACTGGTATTTCAAAAGGCGTAATAACATGTAACTGCGGGACAAACTCCGTAAATGCCGCACCTTCTGCAACATCCCAATTGCCTTCTAGGAGTTGCTGACGCTGTGTAGGCGGCAAAGCCTTTAGCATCTGTTCGTATCGTCCATCTGTTGCTAGGAAAGGATTATCCTGTAGCCTAGCGGGTATAAACTTTCTTGTAAGTCCATCTTCACCCTTAAAAGACTCGTGAGCGGGTGCAGGGTCTATGTAACGCTTCTTAACCCATGTAGCTCCCGAACCGCCGGGATTCGCCGTACAACGCATGTAAGGCGTAATGGAACTGTCGGTCGTCCTTAACCGTGAAGCTAGATAGTTCCAAGCGAACTCTGTGGGCAGGTGCGTAATCTCATCAAACCCTATCCAACTATATGCTTGGCCCTGATACCTATATACGTCTGCATCACGCTCCAAGAATCCAAACTCAATCTTTGCTCCGCTTGGAAAGTTCCAAAGCTTCTCTACTTCCTTGTACTTACATCCCGGAAATGCTTTCGGGTACAACTCTCTACTCTTGTCTATAAGCTCTCGTAGTTCGGGCATCGAGCGTCTTATGATTAGACCTCTGTGAGCGGGTCTGTGGGCAAAACGTAATGGGTCTACAAGCATAGCGTAGGACTTACCACCCCCTGCGGCTCCACCGTACAGGACATCTGTCTCTCCTGCGGCGAGGAAGTCTTCCTGTGGGCCTTCGTTGGCCTTGAAGATAACATCCTCTTGAGCTTCAGTTGCTAAAGCTGTTGGAAGGTCTTCTAAGTCTTCCGAACTTATAATCTTACTGGCTTTATCGTTAGCTAGTTGGATTAAAGTTTTGTTGGTTTTACTTATTGTTTTTTTATAACCATCAACTTTAGCTTGGGCCGCCTTTAATTTCTTTTTCTTTTCGCGGACTTTCTTTTCTGCGTCCATCTTTGCTTTAGTTTTTGAGTGGTAGGTGTAACCTCTTCCTTTAGACCCTTTCGCTCTACCTGCCTTTTTGCGCGGTGTCCCATCCACTTTAAGTACGAAATTACCTTCTTCGTCTTTGAGATAGCCATCAGGATTAATATCCCAATCATTCTGCATGTTTGTCTGCTATCTTCTTTAAGCCCATGTGCGAGAGCTTACGGCCTGTAATGCTTTCGAGGTATAAACTTCCTTCGCGTAGACTTATTGTACGATCTTTAATCATAGGAAGTATCTTATTTAAAGCTTCTAGTTGGTCAGGGACGCTCTCTAACATTTCGTTATTAGACTCGTCTAGCTTATAACCAAAAGGAATAGTGCTACTAGACCTCCTCATAATTACCTTCTATTACTGTTTCATTCTTAGCGGGGAGTATGAATAAACCACCACTAGTATTAACGGTTACATCAAGCCTATCTGTCTTGCCTAAGCCTACACGGTCTAGGATGGTCTGTGCGGCCTGTATACGCATATTAGCTTGCGGTATAGGTTCTGCACTGTCCATGATGTGTACAAGCTTCATAGCGGCTTTAGGGGCGCTCTGAGCCAATATATTAGTAGCTAAATCTAGTATCTCAGTTTTTAGGCTCTTAACAACGCTATTAACGCTTGAAGGCGAATAGCCTGCCATTTCTCCGGCAAGCTTCGTATCACCGTTGCAGGTTACTAAGCTATCTAAAAATGATTGTTGTTTAGTTGTTAGTTCTTTATTGTTTGTCATGTATACTATTATACTGCGATCTGAGCATTTGTCAAGCTTTTTATTACTTTTTAGTATAAATAAATGTAAGAAAGTTCTTGACAAAACCCCAATATCACAGTATAATAGATATTAAGCCCGCAGGGTTGCATAGCCTGTGGCGATCCCCTCGTTAAAACTCCCTTTTGTTATGTTTCTTTAGAGGCTTTAAAGCCCCGCCGCT